ACCATAAGAAAACCCCCAGATTTGGATTATTGTCCAAACCTGGGGGTTCACATCAAAGTAATCAGTACTTTATTAACTTTTTTTGTTGCCATTTATACGGCCTCCACTGGACAAGACTATGTATAGTCATTATGCTTTGGCTGCACTAGAGTAGTCGGCCTGCTTCTGACCGCAAGCTGTAAGTGTGAATAACACCGATAGCACTGCAAAGATTGATAATACGAATTTTTTCATGAGTCCCCCTAAAACCAACCCCAAGCTTTTTACGTCGATCCGCGTCTGGATGATTGATTATTCTGCTGGTAGAAGTCGCTTGGCAGCGCGCCAAACGTTTTCTTCGTAACCCATCGGAATCATAAACTCATTAACAAAGTCGGCGACGTTAAACATTGACTGGGGCGTATCGTTTGGTACATAACACTCAACCAAAATATCAATCGCCCCACGAGTGGCTGCAGCTTCCTCGGGGTCTGTTGGTGTGCGCGTGTATTGCACGTTATCTGTACCATCTGCGAGTACGTGGCTAAATTCATGCGCAAACTGCAATGGAATTTCTTGCTTTCGAGCCCATCCAAGGTTCATGAAAACTAGTCTTTGTGACGGAATAGCCAATGGAATCCAATCAGGTGCGTGAGTGCCAGCATCGACGTTTATGTGATGGTCGAAGGCAAAGGACAGCAAAGGGTCAAGACTTACAGTCATCTATTTACCCCCATCCAAGATACGCCGAATCATTTCCATTTCTTCGGGTGGGATAGGCCGGCCATTCCACGACATTATCGTGTCTGGATCCTCAGAAGCCGCTTTGAGGTCAATTTTAGTTGGTTCATTCTCCTGCTTTTCTCCGGTCAATTCTTCATATGTTGTTCCCAGCGTGTTAGCAACAAGCATAACGGTGGCCATAGCTGGTTTATGATTTTTCCATCCGTAAATGGCATTTTCACTAAGCCCAGATTTTGTAGCAACCTCTTTCAGGTTCATGCCGCGAATCCGTGCGTATTTTTTTACTTCGTCTATCAGTGTCATGGTTGAGTTCTCCAATTTACTGATGTTTTTTAATAATTAAGTTCGTAAAAATGCTTGACTAAAATTACGAACATCGTTATAGTTTAGACATCAGCTAAGTTATTCAGTTACACAAGCGAACAAATAGAACCTATAAAACCGTTGGCAGACGGGGATTTTAAGTAGTTCTTTGCTTCTTTAACTATGCCTTGATATTACGACATTCGTAATTAAAGGTCAACAACTTTATAGCTGAAATCTTCAATTAAAAAAAGGAAGTAGGTGAACCTAGGAATGACGCTGATTGAGAAACGTTTCAAGAAGCGGCTCATTGACAAAGAAATGAGCCAAAAAGAAGTAGCTGACCACTTCGGATGGTCAAGCCAGTATCTTCGTCAATTGTTAAAAGGGATGACTGCTGGCCCGGCCGCAGATACGAACTTGGAAAAGGTCAAGGATTACATGGGATTGAAGTAAGGAGGCATAGCAATGAACGAACTACAACTATTTCAGTTCGAGGATAACCAAGTTCGGACTGTCAGCTCCAATGGCATTATCTGGTTTGCCGCTGTCGATGTGACAGATGCTTTAGGAATTAAGAACCCGTCTGATGCTATCAAACCTTTAGACGACGACGAACGGACTAGATTTAATCTAGGTCGTCAGGGTAGCGCAAATTTCATTAGCGAACCGGGGCTATACAAGCTGATTGGTGCTAGTCGAAAACCAGCGGCCAAACGTTTCAACCGTTGGGTCACTCATGAAGTCCTTCCATCGATCCGTAAGCATGGTGCTTACATGACGCCTGAGACGATTGAGAAGACGCTGACCAATCCAGACTTCATTATCCGGCTAGCAACACAGCTCAAGGACGAGCAGGCCAAGACAGCGGCACTCACGGCTGATAACAAGGCGATGAAACCGAAAGTACTATTTGCAGACGCGGTGTCAGCGAGCACCACAAGTATTCTGATCGGATCACTTGCCAAAATCTTGCGACAAAACGGCATCATCATTGGCCAGAATCGTTTGTTTGCTTGGTTACGTAATCACGGCTATCTGATTGCACGCAAAGGTAGCGACTGGAACACGCCAACACAGAAGTCGATGGATGCCGGTTGGTTCGAGATTAAGGAATCGACACATCTTGACGGAAACGGCGTGAACGTCACTACCAAGACGACGAAAGTCACTGGCGACGGCCAACAACACTTCATTAATGGTTTCCTAACCGGTGAAATGGAGGTATCCAAATGAAAGAAAGAGTGAATGATAACAAGGACGAAAAAAAACCGTTTGATCGGGCGGATCCAATCAAACGGTCAGAAATAAAAACCCACGTTGAAATCAAACACAAGACTTTATTTCTCAGAGTCAAGCAATTCATGCAACGTCTTTTGAACCAATAGCACAGCAAAGCTCTTGGCATCCTCGTTAGATTTACCAATCGCTTCACTAATATCAGTAGCGCTAATCGTTACATTCAGTTCAGCATAAAGCGAGTCTACAGCCTTTTGAACGGCAGCATCAATTTTGTCTGGATTCATATTATCACCTCCTTCCGGGCTTCATTATCCGCCGAGGGGAGGCCAAAAGAAAGAAGGTGATTGGGATGGCGGAATCGCTACTAGCTAAAGCTCTTGGAAAAATTATCCGTTCGATCATACAAGATGAGCTAGTGATTATGTCGGCTGAATGGCTCGACAAAGAGCACGCCATCCAGTATTTGCAAGGCACCAAGTCAACACTAGAAATTTTGCGTAAGCACGGACTTCCGTGTAAGCGCGTTGGTAAGAAACTCTATTTTCGCAAAGCAGACATCAATCACTTAATTGCAATCAGCAAATGAGGCTCTCACACATCGTTATGTTTGCTAAAGGAGTTAGTTATGTTAATGGTTTTAGAGATTATTGGCGCTATCTGGTTTTTAGCAGTTGCGGCAAGCGTTATGGGCGGGTTGAAGAATTGCTTTGAGGTTGAATAATGACTGCAAAAACGTTCTCCACGCTTAGAGCCACAATCTTTCAAGACCCGCGCGCAATTGCATCACAAGCTTATGCCGATGGAATGTTGCTTGCTTATAACGAAGCAGAAGCTCATCCGCGTCGAATTAACCGGTTGATTGCGTGGGCGAAACGTCACGGCGAAGTAATTACCGATAATTCGAATTATACCAAACGTGATCGTAATTTAAACGCTGGCAAAATCACCGGCTATCAAAACGCTAAGGAGGCTATCAATGAACACAGTTTATAAACATTTTGCTAATTACTTTCAAACACGCGCGTGTCTCGATGAACGTCAAGACGAAATTCGCATGTTGGCTTTGCTTGACCAGCATAACCGCATTGCGTTAGCCATCATTCGCGATGGTAAACGTTTCGGATTAGATCACTTGTCACGCGTTAACCGTCGCCGTCGCTTAGAGCTGCGAGAGGAGGCGAGCAAATGAGTTTAAACGATGAAGGCTTAACACTTGAACAGCTGGACAAGAACGTCAAACAACGGCTGGCACAGGACCACTTCCACAATATCATCGAAGCAATTCAATGGGCATCTTATAACGGCCGCCGCGAAATCACGGTACATGATTGGACGCCAGACGAATGCCAAATGCTAGTGGAAATTGGGCTAGATGTCGACGACGTTGGCGACGGGCTTTGGATTCACTGGCCAGAACAACAAAAATAAGCCACTGGGGGCAACCAGTGACTGGGTAAAACTCATTCAACAAGGAGAGTATAGCACATGTTAGACATTAAACCGATTTATCAACCGGCTAAGCTCGAAATCAGCAATTTCGATGACCTGGCTAAGTCAGTGACCGTGCTTGCTGATAAGTATAAAGGCATGGTCGTCACTGATGACACCACGACTGAGGCTCGCAAGTCACAGGCCGAATTAAACGCCGCTATCAAGCAAATTGAGGACTTTCGCAAGGCTATCAAGAAAGAGTACAACGAGCCGTACAACGCGTTCAAGGCGTCCACAGACAAGCTCAAGGCGTCGCTGGAAGCTGCTAAGCAGCCTATCAAGGATGCACTCGATCAGTATGCCGAAGAAGCTAAGCGTGAGCGCCGTGTAATGGCTAAGAAAGACCTCAACGATATTTTGGAAGCTCGCAACCTCAAGCCTGATGACGTCGAAATGCAAGACGCTTGGTTTGGCACACAACTGTCCAAAATTGAGCGTTTGAAGCAGATGGCGGCCGCAGCAGATGGTGTGATTGCTGAACGCAAGCGTATCGCCACTGAACGCGAACTCGTTGGAATGTATGCCAAGGTCAACAACATCGACCCTAGTGGCTGGCTTGTGCAAGTCGATGAGGGTGTATCAATTGACCGCATCAAAGATGGCATCGCCAAAGCGGCTGATGAGCGTGATCTCAAGGCCGAGCAAGAAGCCAAACGTAAGGAAGCTGAGGAAGCCATCGCCAAGGCAAAACAGCAACAGGTAGGCGATAAGACTATTGATGCTGAAACGGGTGAGGTTGTCACCGAAACGCCTAAGAGCGCGGCTGATGTAGTTACCGACTATCACTTCGGTATGAATGGCACATTTGCCCAAGCTCAAGACGTTGCCAACTACATGCGGCTCAAGGGCTATGACTTTTGGTCAGAGGGTGGTCACGAATGAAGTATTATCCATCGGGAAAGTTACCAATTACGCCGCACATGTATTTCATCTATGGCGATGGCGGCACTGGTAAGACGTCACTGTTTCGCAAGTTTCCAGGTCACAAGATGCTGTTCAGCTTTGACCAGTCAACCAACCCGATCAGGCCCGATGACAACATCGATGCACTAGTATTTGAGCAGTCAGATGGACCCAATATTCGCAAGCTGGTGGAACGCTCAACGGCCAAGGCTATCGACGGTGGCAAATATCAGGCTATCTGTTTCGATTGTGTCAACGCTCTGCATGATTGGGTGCTAGACAACACGGTGGCGTCTAATGATGGTCGAGCCAACTATCGTGACATGCAAATGTGGTTTCGCAAGTTTGGCACCTATTTGCGCGAATCCGGTATGACCGTGTATGCGACGGCACACCAAGCCGATCAGAAAGATGGTACAGGCTTCGAGCCAGCCATGAATTTCGGCGCATTCTCTGGATTCACTGCATCGTTTGACTTTGTTGGTCGCATTTACAAACAGGGTGGTGTTCGCACCATCAACTGTGACACTGAACAAGGTGATCACGGCAAGAACCGAATTGATGACCGGTTGGAGTTTCCAGCCGATGAACTGTTAGACCCAAGTACAGAAGAAAAGGAAGGTAATTAATCATGGCATTTGGATTTACTGTTGATCCCGACAACACATTCGGGAGTTTCGTTGAAGAATCAGGCACTTACAACGTGGTCGTAGCAAAGGCGGAAGTGAAGCGGGCGCAGTCGGGTAACGAGATGGTTAGCATCGATTACACCGTCTTAGATGGTGCCTACAAAGGCGCTCAAATTCGTTTCCAGAATCTGGTTTGGGATGAAACTTCAACAGACACGGAAAAGAAGTCTGAAACTCGTTTCAACACAATGCTTGTGGCTATGGGCGTCAAGAAAGGCACGAAGATTCCTGATATTGAAACATTTGCCAAGGGAATCAGTGGCAAGAAGCTCAACGTCACCACTGAATGGGGCAAGCCGAATAACAAAGGCAAGATTTATCTGAACGTCTTTGGATTCAACGAGTTAGACAAAGACGGCAGCAAGCCAGATGGCATTAAGCGTCCAGCACAAAGCAACGTGACCGACGGTGTCTTTGGTGGCAAGCAATCAAGCACAAATACCAGTGATCCATTCGCCAACGACGGGCAACCTATTGACGTTAGCGATGATGATTTGCCGTTTTAATTACTAAAAGTAAGCGTGAATAACTATGCCAGGATATGAGATTAGAAATCGTCGTTTGGCGCTAGGCTTGTCGCAATCAGAACTGTCAGATAAGGCCGGCGTGCCCCAGTCAACTATCTGCACAATCGAAACAACAACACGCAACGCAAAGATGAAAACCCTGAACGCTTTAGGCAAGGTGTTAGGCTTTCGGGTCGTAATCGAATGGAAGTAGAGGTGAGCACATGGCAGACGGGGGATGGATAGCAGTACAGCGCAAAGTGCAGACCTCGTTTGTCTGGGCAAATCCGTTTGTTTTGAAGCTTTGGATGCTGTGCCTATTCAAAGCAAACTTCACGACAAACCGGATTTTATTCAACGGTCAGGAGATACAGGTGGACAGGGGTCAATTCATCACAGGCCGCTTCGCGCTGGCATCCGAGTACAACAAAGGCGCCAGACGTGAACATCAACTGTCACCCACTTCTATCAATCGTTGGTTGAACAAATTTCGAGATTTGCAAATGGTGGACATCTCATCAAACCCCAAATACAGCGTCATTACTGTGCTCAACTATGATGCGTACCAGCCGGGCGGACAACTAGCGGACATGTACCCGACAGCAAGCGGACAGCTAGCGGACACAGTAAAGAACTCTAATAACTCTAAGAAAGAACCTTCTAGTCACAAGTCCACAAAACGGACTTACGACGAACAGTCTAAGGAGCTTCGCGCGGCAACCAAGTTGTGGGAGCTGATCCAACGTAATAATCCCAAGGCGAAGCAACAGGACTTGCAGAAGTGGGCTGATGTTTTCCGACTGATGCATGAGCGTGATAACCGATCATGGAAAGATATTGGCACTCTTATCCAATGGTCGCAGAATGACAGCTTTTGGAGTGCCAATATCTTGAGCGCGAAAAAGTTGCGAGAAAAATTTGATCAGTTAACTGCGAAGATGAATCAACAAGGGGGCTTTGTCCCTGAACAACCGCCTTTAGAAACTTCACACACGTTTTCCGCCGCTGAGTATGCCGTCAGCGCGTATCAGACCGGTAGTAGTATCGATGAGATTATCGCGATGGCAAAAGATGAGGGCGCACCAGCAACACCTGATGAGATTCGCGCCGCAATTGATGAATACAACAAACGAAGAGAGGACGATGCTTAATGGCTTACAACCCCAACAACCCCATCTGGCACGTTTTATACTGCGTCACGCAAAAGCCAGAGTTGACCAAATCGGAATGGATTGATCCTAATTGGATGCGAGATAAACGGCTAATAATCTTGATGAACTTCATCAATAAGCAAGAAGAAGCAGGTGACATGAACTATGTCGAGTTGCGCTCAAGGCTTGACCTTGCTCACCCTGACTTGCTTAGCCTTGATGAGTGGGAGCTGATTATCAATGGTAATCTCATGGACATTAAGCAGTTTGGATCATGGGTAAAAGCGTTACGGCGTAGTTACTACCGTGATCAGATGAAAGCCGCTGCTAAAGCTTATGCTGATAACCCAAGCGAGTCTAATCTTGACACAATGATGCAGACTGCACAGGATAGCATGTCAAACGACGGCGATGTTAATGAAACAACAATGGCTGAATTAGCGCAGGACATGGATAAACGGCTAGATACTCATAGAGATGATGGCATCAAGACCTATGCACCGATTAACACAGCTTTTGGCGGTGGGCTTATGCCTGGTCGTTTGATCACTGTTGGTGCTCGCCCTGGCGTCGGTAAGTCAGCATTTGCCATCAATCTCATTCTCAAAGCATTGGAGAAGCAACCGAAAATTAGTGTTGACCTTTTCAGCCTTGAAATGACCAATGCACAAAACTATAACCGCTTGATTAGCTCATATTTGGGCCTTGAAGGGCGCTTAATGATTAGCCCTGACACTTCATTATCTAACAAGCAAAAGAGCGATGTACGCACGGCAGGGACGATTCTAAGTGGTTATGACTTGCGGCTGTGGGATCGTGTGACAACCTTACAGCAAATCGAGAAAGTTATTCGACAGCGTACGGCAAGTGCAAAGGGCCAGTATCTAGCAGTTGTTGATTATCTTGGCTTGATCACAGTGCCGCGACAGTCAGACCGGCGATTGCAAATTGAGCAAATCACTCGCGAACTGAAAGTGCTGACTAATGAGCTCAATATTCCAATCCTACTTTTGAGCCAATTAAGCCGCAATATCGAACAGCGCCAAAGTCAGCGACCGATGCTTAGTGATCTACGCGAATCTGGATCAATTGAGCAAGATAGTAACGCGGTTGGTTTTCTATACAACGAAGACCGCAGCCAAGCACATGAAAAGATTCGTTCAGTCATTTTCTCAATTCAGAAGAACCGCGAGGGCGAACTAACCGACATTAACATGACTTTCGACGCTGAGCACATGCGCTTTGGAGTTGCTTATGGCTAATCCAACGATGAATTTTCGCGAGTTTGATGGATACATGCTTGAGGGTGGCTTCAAATACACGATGCTGGTCATGGCTAACCTCGAAGAAGCCAAGATGTATCTGGATCAGGCCAAAGCCACGGGTAAGCAGAAATATTACGAAGAGGCCTATGTGTCCCAACTAGACGCCTTAGACGTTGCTGAATTTGAGAAGAAGTATGGGCCGACGATTGAGCCTGTCATGAATTATATGCCGGCAGGGGTCAGAGATTGGTTACACGGGATTCGCAAGCGTTGGCGCAAGTATGTAATGAAAATCAGAGAAAGTTGAAAGGACTGAAACCAATGCCAGCTACAAAGAGTGGCCTCAAGTTTGATTATGCAAGAGCACGGATTCAGAACTATTTAGATGATCATGAGATTACACGCAAGGACTTCTCAGATGAAATTCTTGCGAAATACTCGACATTCAACAGCTTCATGGTGGACGACAGCCGGAAACTAACAATCCCGGCCCTCGCCAAAGCCGCTCAAGTCATGGGGATCACTTACGAAAAATTAATCAGCCCACTGGGACCGGAGGACTACAAATGAAATCTTTAGAAACGATTTTATTGATTATCGCAATGGTCTTGATCGTCATTGTAGCGCTCTACATGGTGTTTTTCACTGGCTTGGCGTTACCTATCACGGGCTTGCTTATGGCGCTTGTGATGCTTTAATTTGTGCGAATTATTGCGGTGTGGGAAGCGAAAGAGGAGAAATAATCATGAATAAGAAATTGACATTAACGGCAACGGTATTGGCAGGGCTTATGTTTGGGGCAGGTGCGACAGCGGTGGCTGACAACGTGTGGCAGGGGCATCAAAACATCGTAGAAACCAAGAAGAACATCGACAAGCTGGCGGCGAAAATTAATTCCTCGCAATCCAGCCTCGCCGACCTGAAACACCAACTGTCCGATGCGCAGGCCCAATACACGGCGCTCAAAAAGCAATACGATGGTGACATGGCAAGCAAAGATGCTCAAATCCAGCAGAAGATTGCCGAGGGACAACAGGCGGTGGCCCAGAAACAAGCAGAAGTTAACGCCAAGCAACAGACCATCAATAACCTAAATGCCCAACTGGAGGCGGCCAAGCAGGACAACAACAACTTATCCCAAGCAATCCTCGATGTGCAAAGTGTCCGGGAGTATTCCGATCAGGCCGTTAAATCTGTTGGCGCACAATAAGAGGAGGAAGCAAGCATGACAGATAAAGCGAAGCTGTACGCAGTGAAGAATGATGAAGGCGAATGGATGTCATTAGACGGCACGAAAATGGGAATTTGGTACTCCAATAACCCCACGCTATTCAAGGATAAGAGCTATGCTGAGGCTCAAAGCATGGGGCGTAAAGCTCACGTGGTAACGCTCGTTGAGGAACAAAAAGTCAACCTACCGCGCGAGGTCGGGGAAGAACTCGACGATTATCAGGCCGAGGATATTGATCTACTCGACTACCTACACGACGTGATTGATTCGGAGGAACTACGCGTGACAAGAGTGTGGATGCTCCATGATCGCGAACATCGCATCGGCATTCTCGCAGACGCTTACCGCTACGGCTGGGAAGCTGAGCCGGAAGCTAAGTGGTATGTAAAAGCACCGGAAAGCTGGGGCTTTAATGGTTACTACTTCTGCAAGCACATCAATGGTCAGGTGTTTCCAGAGAATCCGAATCCAGCAGCGTTCGATAGTGACTGGACTCAGTTCACCCGTGCCGAGCTCAAGAAGTATCACTTTGACAGCGACATCTTTACGCTGGTGCCAGTGGAAGCAGATAAGGAGGTATCGCGATGAGTAGAACCCCAGAAACACGTGCGTGGCGAGCAGCGACCGCTTCTGCTGCTAAAAGTCTTGGCATCGGATTTCATGCGATCGGCCACAATGCTCGGGCTGAAAGCCTGGGTAGTATCGTCCAGTACTTGATGATGGATACCAACCCGGCCGGAAAATCTGCCGAAGATAAGATCAAGCAGTTAATCGGTTCTGCCAATCGTCTGGGAGATTATGAGACGTACGAATGTCACGGAGACAAAGACTTAGAGATGGCCAACCGTCTGATAAAGCTGTGCGACGGGCCATTCCGCGGAGTCGGTTATGACGCTATCGAAAAGGCGCTAGTGGACATCTGCTATGAAATCGACTATCAATCAATGTCGATGGGCTACAGCTCGCAAGATTACGCAAACACATTTTTGGAGGTGACTTAGATTGAACTATGAGACGAAGCAGGACGTGTTCGATGAAACGTTGTCCAACCTTAAAAAGATGGATACACAGATTGAAGGAGAATGGGGATATAGCCAGCTCACGATGGGGGTTGGCAAGCACGGAGACGTCGAATCGACAAGAGAAATTGCGATTGCTGAAATTCGTGATCGTTACGCCTCAGCCTTGCCAGATGATCTACCAGTGATTCCGCTGACGGTTGGCGAGTACATCGAGGAGGTTAAGGCTCATGGAAAGTTTAGCATCATCGATCCGTTATGGCGTGTTAGCGATGCGCTTAGCACAATAGGAGAATCTGTCTTAGGCGATCGGTCTCGATGGGTTCTTCACCACAGTGACGACTTCGCTCGTGCATGGGTGCTAGGTGCCTGGCGCGTTGAGGAAACAGGAGAAATCGTGAAATTGGAGGCAGAGAAATGAGTAAGTCAGGAAATATCGAGATATCCCGTGACGATGTGGAGTGGATGATGCAAGGATTGGACTTCATTAGAGAAGTCGCGATCAATCACGCAAACCCGCAAGACCCGACCATGGAAGAGTGGGAGCCGGTATTTGACGCGGCAGATGACATTAATCGAATGTTAGATGACAAGATGGAGGCGGAGAAATGAACATTACTCGAAAGTGCTATGTAGTCAGCGGAGACAAGGAAATCCCCGCCAAGTTTTATGGCGTGTTTCAGGTCGCAAAGGTTGTGGGTGAAAGTCCATTAATCGGTGGTCATTCTGCTGGTCAAGTCATGGAGCCTGTTGCGGTGGTCGAATACAACGGCCAACTGCATAAAGCTTATCTTGATCAGGTTCATTTTGAAGACGCGGAGGCGAAGAAATGAGCTGGCAGGCGGTAGTGTTGATCATTTTCGGCGGGTTTGTTGTTTTGGGTGTGATTGCGATTATTGTGGTATGGGCAATGTGGTCTAAAGCTTCAGAAGCAATCAAGCACGAGATGAAGAAGGAGGAGCGAAATGAGTAATGCACAGGCGTTTTGTTGGGGTATCTGGTCATTGGTACTGTTTACGGTTGTGTTGGCGTGCTTATGTGGGAGCATTTCCATTAACGGTATCAGCCTAACCGCAGGCTGGCATCGCTGGGCTATCTGTATCGGATGCGGGCTGTGGCTGGCAGTGATCATTCATTCGGTTTTCGGGGGAGGTACGAGATGAGAGAGATTAAGTTCAGAGCGTGGGATAAGGAAACTGAGTGTTACTTGTATGGCATTCAAGACGCCTACGACACGCTGAGTGGGCATGTTAAGTATGACGATGGTGAAAACGCCTGTTATGACGAGGATTGCTTTGGGGGTTTCTTGGATAATGATCGGTATGTTGTCGAACAGTTTACCGGCCTGAAAGACAAGAACGGGCGAGAAATATACGAAGGCGATGTGCTCGATTGCATCAATGGCGACATTAATACTAGTGACAAAGCATTTTACCCAGGCCGGTGCATGGGTCAAGTCGGATTTGTTGGGGCGAGCTTTATTGTTTGGCCGAGACCAGTAGTAGATGGCCACCGGATGCACTACGGTTGCGAAGCATTGTCTGACGGGTTGACGAAGTACACCTGGGAAAACGAAATTGCGGCCGGAGAGTCTGTGGTCGTTGGCAACGTATATGCGAACCCGGAGCTACTGGAGGAATAGAAATGAACTTATATGATTATCTTGGATTCAAGTTCTGGTTCGCAATCGTTGGCTTCACCGCGTTTGCTGTCTTGCTAATTTACAACTGGTGGCATGATCGTTGATTGCCGTCATACTATTCATAGCCTGGGAGGTATCATGGCAAGTCCAACAGCTTTAAATAAACGTGGCACTAAAGTCTGCCTTGACGGATACAAGTTCGACAGTCAAAAGGAAGCGGACTTCTACACACGATTCGTTAAGAATTCAGGCTTTCATTTCCGCGTGCATCCGACGGTCGAGTTAGCACCGTTGAAAGTGATCTCGATGCCAGTAAAAGCGCGGCAGATTCGCTACACGCCAGACTTCGTAATTTTTGATGCTAAGGGCGCCGTGATTCACGTGTATGACGTCAAAAATAGCTTTGGCATGTATGGCATTGATAGCGGGCCGAAAGAGAAATTTGCAGAGTTCCTGCACAAGTTTGGCATCCCCGTTGAAGCCGTCGTAGTCCGCAAGCACGACTTTAAGTCAATCGCGCAAAGCGTGACGAAGAAGCGCAAAGACAATGACCCGTTAATCTGCACCAACTTAAATTATTCGTGGCTAGATGCCACAGCCTATTAGGAGGGCAAATATTATGACTGAAATGAAACAAGATTTGATTATTTGGATGCCAAACGGGTACACCCTGAAGTTTGAGAACGTCAAGAAACTAGTCAAAGATGAGGACTACATTAATTTTGTCTATGGCGGAGTGGCTACCGGGAAAACTCGTGATGCCTGGTTCCTTTATGACAACATTGCCGGTTGGGCTTTGTCACGTGATGTAACGCCGGCAAGCGGGCAAACTGATTTTATTGATGGCGGTGAAGCCTAATGGTTAAGTCGATTGTGAGTGTTGCACCCCGTGATGAACAGGAAACGGTGATCAATTATCAAGGCTGGGATGGTGCTTGGCACTTTTCCAGTAACAACCCCGTTCAAATCCGGAAATGGGAGAAATTTGTCACTCCATCAGTACGGCAGTTTGACAGCCTAGGACGCGTTGTAAATCTGGTAGGCACAATCACAGGGGCAAACGTTCAAATCAGCAAACAGCGCCAGCTAACGCCTGAACAAACAGAGCTACAAACACGCCGCCTTGCCAAAGCTCGGGAGGCGAAACGGAATGGGTAAAAAGAAGTCAGCTATCAAGAAGAAGCATCGCCGTATGATGCAGGCACGTGAGGCTAATACTGAGCACATCGAAGTGATGAAGCGTGAAGCAGAGATTGAAGCTGATCGGGAACGTCATGGGGGCAAGATGACTATCGATGAGCTAGTGTACAAGACTTTGCATCCGTATGAATAGACACGAAAAAAGGCCACCTACTGGCAGCCTGAATTAACTCGACAAACTAATTCTAGCACAAGGGGTGGATGATCTGATGGCATTGTTTCCAGAAATTGATGAAAAGGCTAGTTGTGATAAGGCTCGCCAGAAGCTAAAAGAATATCGACACTATGCGCGCTTGGCAGGTCGCCCGTTGACTGATCTCAAGTCACCATCTATGGACGGAATGCCAAAAGCTCAATCATTTCAAAATGGTACAGAAGCCGCCCTTGTGGCTAGGCTGGATAAGGTGCTAGACGCAGAAGCACACCTTGGAGTGATTGATAACGCGTTAGCGCTATGCAAGTTTCAAAGCAAATGGTTATTGTACTTTTGCTACTGCACGCCAGAGGAGCTAGAAATGTGGCAGGTAGCAGAACGTATGGGGCTTGGAAGCGTTGGCACTGCTAAACGCCAAAAGACAGCCGCATTGTTCGAGTTTGCCGAATCTTACCCCAATCATGAGCTGATCGTGTTAAGAAATGAGACGAGCAAGCAACTTATAAGTGATTAAATTGCAACTAAGTAGTAACCATTTGAATAAAATTCACTGTTATTATGATAGTGTTGAATGATTCGGGTAGCGATAATCCGAGTGCAATCGTAGCTTAAAGTAGAGCGGCACGTTAGCGCGACGTGAACACGATGCAGGTTCGATGCCTGCCGATTGCATTATGTGACGCTAGGAGTTTGAGCCTCCGAATGGATTGCCCATTTATTGTTGGCAGTCAAAGGGTCTATGACCACGCACGATGGGACTGTAGGTCTCGCCCATCAACACAACAATGGCCAGTATAAGAAGACACGCTTATACCGGATGACAGATCTGTCGTTAGCGGCCTAGCGCAGTATCTAGGATTCGTGTCTGATAGGTTAGAGCCTTTCTAGAAGGCAGAGCGGTTGACATTACCCAATACCGTATTATGCGAGCAACAGATGAGGGAAGGCATTGATACCGGTTACTCAATGTTGAAACAAGACGGTGCAACTCCGCCCGCTCGCTTATGTAGGTGTAGCTCCGATATGGAAGTCGTAAATGGCTGCCGGTTCGATTCCGGCGCGGAGCAGTTCGGGTCCGAAAGGTTACCCAGAACGCAATGTGATGTATCGCTTGTTACGGCTATAAGCCACTCAGTCCGTTGAGGGAGCGATAAACGGCCAGCACAGAGGCCGAAGCTTAACTGCTATTGGAATCATCTGCAAGCGTATTAACGCAAAAGCGATGCTGTGGGTTCAAATCCCGCCGGCCTCATAGCCGCTTATCACGGCTAAATAAAAATAAAATGATTATTGCTGGTCGGCAGTTGGCGACAAGCTGCTACCGATCATTGCGCGAGCACGCGACGCTTGCTACATCAAAACTATTAAGTTAGAAGGTGCAGCCTCTCTTGATTTCTCATAGCGTGCATTCTAACGTGGCTCGGAAACCCGCTAGACACAATTTAATATTGCGGTGTGACACCACCGCTTGGCCGTCTTAGGTGAGGCGGCTATTTATTTGTATTTAAATGGGGTGATCCCACGAAGATGATAAAAACTAGCTGCGGATACATGACCGTCCAAGAGTGGGCGATGATCTGTCGCATTAGCAAGCAAGAGGAAAAAATTGAAAAATTCAGAAAAGTGGATGCGCGGCCTGCCGTACGTCGGCAACAAAGGCCAAAAGGCACAGCAAATCATTGACTCATTGCCAGCAGGTGGACGGTTCATCGATGTGTTTGGTGGCGGCGGGAGGAATTGTTGCTGAGGTACGTGGGGTAAGGCCTCAGCATACACACGGCACAGGCCTACGGGAGCTGTGCTATTTTAGTGCAAACAAATAGCCGGCAATGCCGGCCGTAAGACTAATCTTTATCAAGTTTTTCTTTCACATTATCAACAGTATCTTTAACGGCATCTTTGGCATCGTCTAACTTTTCTTTTACTTTGCCAAGTACGCCTTCAGCCTTGCCTTGTGCTTCGCGGGCCTTATCACCAGTAACTTTACCTTCAACTTCTTTTGCTTTACCGGAGATTTTGTCCTTAGTGCTATCAATTTTACCATCTAAGCTCATAGATATTACCTCCCTTTACTTGGCATTATCTCACAGAATTATTAAATAATGCAAGCAAATAGCCCTCGGTTGGGGGACCAAGGGCATACGTCGTGTGAAGGAACTGGACGTCAGGGGTGAACAACACCTAATCGTGTTGCACGGGTTCATTATATTTCAGCAGGTGAACAGATACAATAGGAAGAATAAACAAATCGTCTATTTAAAGCACGTTGTCTCAATATTGGAGGAAGAACCCATGTATTACTTTTTATTGCTGCTGACGCTAGTCTTTGTGCTGGCCAAGCTATTCGGCTTGATTGCATGGAGTTGGTTACTGGTATTCGTACCGTTGATTGCTTGGATCATCTGGATCGTATTCTGGATTGGGCTGGCAATCGTCATTGGATTGCATGAGGACTAGGCTATGCGCGTGAAGGTATGCCGCAAGCCTGGATGCAATAATGTAATCCCTTATGCTCAAGCAAACCCATATTGTTCTGAACATACAGGCTTGTATAAACCTAGCTACGCTGATACTGCAAAGCATGTTAAACGTGACACATCATATTACGACAAGTACAAGCGCGACAAAGAGTCTGCTGCATTCTATAAGTCTAAGATATGGGAACACACCGCACGTGACGCTAAAGCTCATGCCTACTTCACTTGTGCATGCTGTGGCAAGACCTATGACAAGTCTGGCTATCTAGTCACTGATCACATCGTGCCTTTGAGAATTGACAGAAGAAAGTGCTTAGATCATGACAACCTATGGGTGCTCTGTAAGGGATGCCACTATTGGAAGACACAGCTTGAGGAAAAGATATACACGTCACAGTCCAGAATTGAAAATCTTGACGTTTCAACCAAGTGGACACGTAGCAAAATCTCCGAATGGGTACTCGCTCACAAAAATAGGGGGGCCTATGTTGTTTAAGGGGAACCTCACACACCAGTGTCCATTTGTCACAAAGCCAAATTTCAAAAAAATTCAGACTTTTTGAGCCTTAAATCTCGAAACATAGCCATTTTAGTATAGAAAGGAGGCGTTTTTTGTGCCCGAAAATCACCCAAAATTGACAATTTTACCCGCAAATTCTGATAAAAGTTGCTCTGATTGCAACGACGATATGAAGGACATTCAGAACACGCCTCCTGTTCACCTTGACGACGAAGCAAGCCGATTGTGGAAGTCACTTATTCCAGAAGTCAAGAAACTTGGTTACCTGAAAAAGATTGACCAGCCAAGCCTTGAACTGTATTGCCGTTATTACTCACTTTACATTAAGTCTGAGCAGTTGATTGAACAACAGGGACTGTGGATTTATGACAACGATAACGTTGCAGTAAAGCGTTCCCCCGGTGCGGTTCAAATGGACTCTTGTGTGAAGAACATGAAGTCGTTGGGACATGACTTGGGCCTTACATTTGATTCTGGATTACGTCAGATAATTGTCGAAGAGCCAGAAAAGCCTAAGCAAAATAGTCCATTGAAGGAGGTTGGTTTTGGTGCAGACGTTTGATTTTACCGGTGTAACTGATATTCGCGGATACGTAAAGACGTACCAATCAGATTACCAAGAACTGTTTGATAAGTACCACGATCCAGGAACAAGATACGCTTATGACGTTATGTTCAGCAATAAATACATGACTGGTAGAGATGTTCAGCTGGCATGTATTAGGCATTTAAATGATTTGCTGCGGATCGGCGATGATGATTTTCCTTACCAATATAATTGCGACATGGTCAACGCAATTGAATACTTTTCACGGTTGCTGCCCAATCCGGACGACACGTCGAAAACAATTCAACCATTCAAATGGCAATCGTTCATTCTTGATAGCTTGATTGGTTGGCGAACCCTAGATAACGGCACTCGATTCACAACGTCTAACATTTCAATTGCTCGCCAGCAGGGTAAAACTTGGCTAGCATCAATTCTAATCAACTTTTATTACTTTGTAGTCTGCTGGAATGCGACATCACAGGATTTGTTAGTAGCCAGCTATGATAGTGAACACGCAACCAAGCTGTTCAACGACTTGTCTTTGCAGGCAAAGACGATTTTGTCTCTGCCGGACTTTGCAGATGATGCTAGAGAGCGTGGTGTGGAAGCTCAAACCACACAAGTTATTGCAAAAAACACTAAGAACACGATCCGGAAGGGTACCTCACAAGGAGGTGGCTTTGATAGTTTCCATAATGCAATTGCTGTTTATGATGAAATTGGTAACTTAAGACCGGCACTAAATGAGACCTTGAAACAGATTACATCCGGTCAAAATGGCATCAAGAATCGAATGTTCGTCAAGATTTCAACAGCTTATCCTGATATCAAAGTCAAGTTCAAGAACGACGAAGACGTAACTAGGGCTGCCATTGAGCATGACACCGTTCGAGACGCTGACAACGTATTCCAAGTAATTTATGCTCAGGACTCGGAGAATGAGGTGTTTGAACCCGAAACATGGGCAAAATCTAATCCTAATCTACTTGAGCTGCCAAAGAGTAAACGTGACAACCTTCAAAAGGCTCTTAATCAGGATCGCAACGATAATGAACGTGAGGGAACACTTGAAACCTTCGTAAATAAGTCACTAAATCTGTGGAGCCGGAGATTTCAGAACAGCTATTTGTCCCTAGACAACATTCAACGCAGTATTATTGACCACTTCGATGTGAACGGGCGTGATGTGTTTATCGGGTTTGACGGGTCACAGACAAATGATAATACGTCTTTTGGCTTCATTTATCCGTACACTGATCATGACAAACACATGTTTCATGTTCAGCAGCACAGCTTTATCCCATTCGCGCAGGCAAAAACAATCGAAGCCAAGTCGAAGCAGGACGGATTGGATTATTTGAAGCTTCAAAAAGAAGGCTTTGTGGACATCACCAATCTTGCATCAGGCGTAATCAACACCAATCAGGTTTACCAGTGGTTGGTTGATTATGTTAATCAACATCGGCTCAAGGTCAAATTCATCATTGCTGATCCAAACCACGGTGAATGGCTCGAAAAGAAACTGGAGAATTATCAACCGCAGTGGCAATGGTTTCCTTTGCCTCCTACCTCGTTCAAGCTGAATGAGCCTACTAAGGACTTTCAGAATCTGTTTATTAATGGCAACATTTCGATGCTGAACGATCCGCTGCTGATTGATGGGTTAAACAATGCTGTACTGGTAGAAGATCGCGGCGGTTCGGTCAAGATTGATCGTCAAAATCGCACGAATGATCATATTGATACGACTGATGCGCTTATTAATGCTCATGCGCAGGCCAAGTTCTATTTCGAAAACTATCATGATGAGGGATATAACCCATTGAATGATTTGGACGCACAGGGAAAGCGTGACTTTTTCAAGGCAATGTTTGGAGGTGGTAAGTAATGGCAAAAGTAATTAATAATTTTTTCAGCAATTGGGGAACAGTACTGGTGTTTGTTTTCGGATTAGCGCTGATTTCAGTGGCCGCATTCACCTTCAATCTGGTGCTTGGCTACTTAGTTTCCGGAATTGAGCTGTGTGTGATTGCCTATATTTTGGACAAAGAAAGGGGGTGAGGCTAAATGGGACTTCTAACCCCTAGAAACTTCAATAAACGTAAAGCCAAAAACATGGTCTATCCGAGCAATCCTGCGTTTTTAACGACCACGGTTGGCGGCATGCAGCTTTCTTATGTTTCGGCGCTGTCCGCTTTGCAGAACACTAATGTTTATAGTGTGATCAACCGTATTGCTAGCGATGTTGCCTCGGCGCACTTCAAAACTGAAAATACTGCAACATTGAACCGACTTGAGAGCCCTAGCGGATTGATAGGCCGGTTTTCTTTTTGGCAAGGTGCGTTGATGCAGTTGTGCTTGTCGGGCAACGACTATATCCCATTAGTTGGCCAAAATCTGGAGCATATTCCAAACTCTGACGTCCAAATTAACTACTTGCCAGGCAATACCGGCATCGTCTATACGGTTTTAGCGAGCAATGATCGTCCTCAAATGGTGCTTAGACAGGACCAAATGCTTCATTTTAGGCTCATGCCAGACCCACAATATCGGTATTTAATTGGTCGTTCGCCTTTAGAAAGCTTGCAAAACGCTCTTAATCTTGATGAAAAAGCCTCTAAAAGTAACATGAGTGCCATGGAAAACCAGATTAATCCTGCCGGACAGCTCAAAATCAGCAACTATTTAAGCGATGGTAAAGACCTAGAAGCCGCCCGCGAAGAGTTTGAGAAAGCCAACACTGGTGATAACTCCGGGCGCCTGATGGTTTTACCCGATGGGTTCGATTATACCCAGCTTGAAATGAAGACTGATGTATTTAAGGCCTTGGCTGACAATTCAGCATACTCTGCTGATCAAATCTCCAAGGCCTTTGGTGTGCCCAGCGATATTTTGGGTGGCGGCACTTCAACTGAAAGCCAACATTCCAACATTGACCAAATCAAGGCGACATATCTGGCAAACTTAAACTCGTATGTAAATCCAATCGTGGATGAGCTGCGCTTGAAGATGAACGCACCGGACCTTGAGCTAGATATTAAAGACATGTTGGATGTTGATGATTCGACGCTTATCAATCAGGTATCAAATCTTGCTAAGTCTGGGGTGCTAGGTGCAGAACAGGCACAATTTATACTTACGCGATCTGGATTTTTGCCTGATAACTTGCCTGATTTCAAACCGCTTACCAGCTCAACGAAGGGAGGTGATGACAAGTGATTATTCCGGTTAAAGGCTACATTACAAGCAACGACTTTGCACCAATCTATCGTGATTGGTTCGGTATGACGGTAGTATCACCTTCAGATATTACTGATGTACTACCTGACGATGGCTCTGATGTCACACTTGAGATTGCCTCCGATGGTGGCGAGGTCGATCCAGCAACAGAAGTTTGCAATGCTTTGCGCAGCTATCAGGGCAATGTAACGGCAAAGATCGTATCAAACGCATACTCTGCTGCAACAATTGTTGCCATGGGTGCTAACAAAGTTCAGATGGCTCCAGGAGCAAAGATGATGATCCATCGTGCGTCAAGCGACGCCAGCGGAAACTCTCATGAGATGGATGCGGCTTCTGGCATGCTGCAAACTACAGATAGTGCAATCGCAAGCCTGTACTCTGCAAAAACTGGGAAACCTGCCGACGACTTTTTAGCATTGATGGACAAAGAAACATGGCTGGACGCTGATAAAGCTGTCGAATTAGGATTGGCAGATGAAAAGCTAGATTTCGATACGCCAATTGTAAATGCGGTGGGCCCGATTATTCCGCATCAAGCAGTTCAACGAATTAAGAATCTGAAAGATGAAAACGACAAGTTACGTAGTCAACTTCCTAAGCAGAACGATCTGCTAAACAAGAAGCTGGCTATTTTTTATGACTTTGATTTACAATTTAAGTGCAAGATGATAAGTGCAAGAAAAAGGACTCAT